CAAGGTTGGTATTGGCTGTGGTGAGGCTGTCAGAGGCTGTATAACCGACTCCACCGTAAGTTAGCGCCACAGAGATCACAATGCCGCCAGAGACCGTTATAGTGGCTCTAGCACCGCTTCCTGTGCCTCCTGTGAGGGTCACGTTAGGGTAGACGCCATTCACGTAGCCAGAACCGCCTGTGATCGCTCCAAAGGCTGTTACGCCCATACCGATGCTAGATGCTGAGCAAGACAGAACGTCATTAGCCGCATAGTTGTTTCCGCCATACGTAATAACCACAGCAACAACGTTACCGCCAGAGGTTGTGACGGTAGCTAAAGCACCAGTTCCAGCGCCACCAGTTAGGGCAACGTTAGGGAAGGATCCGTTTGTGTAGTTAGAGCCACCAATGACGTTAGTGACAGCAACGATTGAATTTGTTGTGACGACAACAGTGCCTACGGCGCCTGTACCTGTACCGCCTGTAAAGTTTACACCTGTGTAAGTTCCAGCCGTATAGAGAGAGCCGCCAACGATCTGACCGTAGGTGTCAATGATCCCAGAAACACCACCAATAAAAGCAGGGTTGGCTGTCAGAATGTCTGTGTCTTTGTAGCCTACGCCACGGTCTTGAGCTGTGATGCCAGTGACAGCACCACCAGAGACGGTGATATTCGCTGTTGCACCTGAGCCAGTTCCAGCAGGCGTGGAAGAAGCGTTAAGCATGGGGACACTCAAATACGTCCCATTGGCGTACAGAGATCCACCTGTGATCGTTCCGTAGGTGTTCACACCATTACCAATTGATGCTGGCGCGGCAGACAAAGTATCGCCTACCAAGTAGCCATTACCGTCGTTCACAATCGTGACCGCTGTTACACCGTTAGACGCTACAGTGATGTTGGCTGTTGCACCTGATCCGCTACCACCAGTCAAGGGAATAGCCGTATATGAGCCATTGGTGTATTGAGAGCCAGCGGTGATCGTGCCCAAAGAGTTTAGGGGCGAGGAGATCACGAAGTTGGTAATACCAGCACCGACTCCACTGTTGTTGATCTCGATGACTTGCAGGCCGTTGCGGTAGCCGTTGAAGATCTTTGAGAAACCGTTCTCAGAGTCAACAAAGATGCCGCGGGAGATGCCAGCAAGGGCGGCGGTTATTTGGCGGTAGCCACCCATCTTGCGAGGGCGACCACGTTGGAAACGAACCCATCTGCCGTCGTTGTAGAAGTCTTTGTCGAAGACCGTGCCATCGCGCTGGATGCCCGGCTTCGTATCAAGGGCAAAGACCTTTTTTGTCATGAGAACGTTCCGCCTCTAACGCCGCCAAGGAAAGTTCCAGTGCTAGTCGCATCAATCGCACCAGTGACCTGCGTACCTGTGGCGTCAACGTCAACAATCTGTGTTCCCAAGACGGAGATGCCGAAGCGCCCTGCACCGGGGCGATACAAGCCCGTATTCGTCTCCGATGAGAAGTTCAGCGAAGGAACTCCTGCCGTACCGTTGATCAGGGACAGAGACACACCACCAGCCAGCGCTGTGTTGGCGTTCAAGAAGTTTGTGCCATCGCAGATCAGCGTAGCCTGACCACCAGATGGAATCGTAGCTGTAGCACCACCAGACACACCTGTTGTGATGGTCAGCGTGAAAGCTCCAGCATTACACTGGTTACTCACCACGTAGAAGTTAACCACAGGTGGGTAGGTGACTGTGACGTTACCTGTCAGCGTTCCAACGTATGTCTGGATCGTGTTTGATGCTTCGCTAGCCGTTAAGGTATAGGCGCCAGCAGTGACGTTCTTAACCAAGGCGGTGAACTCAAACTGGGTGCTTGTTCCGTATCCTACAGTCACATAAGCAGAACCAGTAGAGATCAAGAAGGCTGACTCGTTAGGAGCAAAAGTCTTTGTCAGGCCAGCATCAATCAACTCAGAACCAGTTGTGCCAACGGTCAGGGTTCCTGTACCGTTGTTCTTCAGAAGCGTAAACCAGTTGTTTCCAGTCGTAGAGCTGGCAGGCAAGGTAGCTGTTGTCGTGCCGCCGCCCCAAATGTAGGTCTTAGCCCTGTCTGTGGTGGCAAATGTGTAACCAGCAATTAAAGACACAACTGGGTGGCTTTGATTCAGCGTAGCACCAGAGGCAACCAAACCATAACCAGCCAAGGTGGCGGCATCGGCATTTGATGTACCAACGCCAAAGGCGATGATGCCCCAAGTGCCTTGATCATTCGTGTTGGTGGTGACGTAGATGTACTTGGTCTCACCAGCGGCAATAGACACAATGGTGTTCGTACCAGCAAAGTCTTTGACTGTGAAGGTGTTTGCACCAGTGTTTCGGATCAGCGCATCATTACCAACCGAGGTTTGGTTTGCAGGGGGCATGTACAGGTTTAGACCTGCCGTGGTTGCCGTGACCTGCATGATCCTAGCGGCGTAGTCGTCTGTTGCGTTACCGTTGATAGGCCACTGCAACTGGGTGTTAGCACTCAGCGTAATGGCACGGAAAGAGACGTCGGTCGGTTGAATGACCTGACCTGTGAATGGGCTGTTGTAACTCATGAGTCTTGTGCCACTGCTTGACGATCTGCGATACGCAACTTGTCTTCAGCCATCAAGGTGTCCATGATGAGCTTGTACTGAGCTTGCCAAGAAGGAACTAGGTCGTAGTTCTTCAAGAACGGCATAGCTTGCAACAAAGCACCATACAGGAGCGCTTGAGGAGCGTACTGCGTAAACCAGTTCGTCTGGTTGGAAGAATCAAGGGGTTGCACTCGCTCGTAGTACAAAACCTCGAAGGCGTAATCATCGTTTGGTGTGGGAGCAATCAACCAATGGGTGTAGTCGTAGTCGCAGTAAAACTTGGGGACTTCTGTGGATGCGGGGTCAGGCCAGTACTCTCTCAGGTATTCATACCTGCGGTTAAAGACTGGCTGGCGCTGTCCAGCTACTGTGACGTTAACTGAGACCGTTTTGTGCCAACGAGCTGGTTTGGCAATGATGTTCTCGCCAACCACCATGTTGCTGGTGTTGACGGTCATGTTGCCCAAGAACTTGATCTGAGAGGCGATAACCTGCTCAGCAAGCATGATGAACAGAGGTATTTTCTCGATTGTGGCAGGGTCAGTACGCTCCAGATAAGACTGGATGTTTTCGACCAAGCTGTCATAGGTCATAACACTTGCGGTCGTCATGCGTTCACCTCGTAGATTCGTTGGGACATTTTAGTATGCCTTTTAACTTGTGACAAGGTTACTTGCTTGCCACACCCTTAGTCTTCTCAAAAGAGCGCATACCAGCGATACCGAGGATGCCTGAGAGGATGACCCAGAGCTGGTCAGCGTCAAGGACGGGAGGAGGCTCCATCCCGACAGGAACCCAACCCATAGCCTGCAAGTACTTCCAAGCCCACTGGAAAAGAGGGTAGAGCAGAAACTGATAGCCCATAGCCGCCACACCAATCCAGCCAATAGCAGGTCGCCAGCCAGAGACAAACACGCTAGAAGACGCCGCCTCAACCTTGTTAACCTCGATCTGGGCTAGGTTTGTAGCTTGGTCGATCTTCTTCTCTTCAAGATCGAGCTTTCGTTGCTCAATCTCCATCTCCATCTTCTCTTTGTCAGTGGTGATCAGGTCGCCTGCAACCTTGCCCACAGCCTCAATAATTGATCCAACGCCTAGTAAGCTCATGCCAAACCTTTCAATGTGCGGTTGATCCATCCCAGCAAGAACTTGGACTGAGATCTGTTTTTGTTGCAAATTTCAGCGTAACGGGCAATTTTTGCCAAGGCGTAGGACTCTTTGAACCGCTGTCCGTCAGTAATCTGGTTGAGCTTTTCGACCGTTTTGGCGCCTATTCCGCCGTCAGGGGTAGCCCCAACGACCAATTGGGCGAGCTTTACAGCCATGCCCATGCCAGCATTTACCCCAAAGTTAAAGATGGTGTTGGCTACGTCTTGGTTATTGATCTCGTTCCCGCGCATTTTGTCCCAGAACTCGATTCTGTAGAACTCACGCACCATGCCTGTCAGGGAGCCACCGAATTCCTTCTTGTCAACCAGTGCCCATCCATTCCACTGTGGGTTCTTGTTACGGGCAATACCAGCGTAGGTCATACCACCTGTGTCGCCTTCAACGTCGTGCAGGACGTATCCGCCCTCATCTTTGATCATTAGCTCAAAAGCTGGTTCAAACTGAGCCATAGTTATCCTTTACTGTTTGCTTTTACTCAGCATGGTACTTGCAATCTGCATCATGCTTATTGCCTTGGTGATGTCCTTGGGTTCCTTGTCCCAACCAACGGTGATCTGCCCAACAAACCTGCCTTGCTCTGGTGGCACACTTGCACGGCATCCAAAGGTAACACCCTTCTCAATGTACCAAAGCCCAATTTCGCTTTGAGCTGTAGCGTATTCACTGCAAGGTATCTCGTTAGCCATCAAAGCAATCACATCACGGTTATTGGCTGAACTCTGCGTGAACAGCCCAACATCTAGCCCGTCATGCGTTTTATCTCTACCTTCTCTGGTGTAGGCTCGAAACAGAACTCTTGTGCCAAACAGTGGGTTGACTTTGAATATAGCGACCACCGTTGCGTCTGTGTTCTTGAACAGATGAGCCACAACATCCTCAGCCCTGTCCTCTGCGATCATTGGAAGCTTCTTGTTTTCCTTGTACGCCTCAAATAGAAAAGCTTGGTTCTGCCAAACAAAGTAGCCAGAGAATGCAAATACCGCCATAAGGATCAACGCAAACAGCTTGAATGGGCTATCCACATAGGACAGCACCTTGCTTAGTACATCTGCTGGCTTTTCTTCACTCATAGTCCAAACATCCCCAATATCTTGGTCACGACCTTGTCGGCAATCTCGTCAGGCAAGAAGCGGAGCAATCCGAGCACCCACCAAACAATGCACAACCGTACAAAGATTTTAAGGAATTGGTCAAACTGTTTTTGGTATTCATTCACCGACCACACCTTGTCTTGGCACAGTAATCTTGTATCTCAGCAATGCCATAACCAACTGCGCCAAGTAGCATCACGATCACAACAACGCCAATAGCCCACGCCATCTGCTCTTGTTCTTCTTCCTTGCGCTTCTTCTCTTCAGCCTTTAGCTCTGCCATTGCCTTGGCATCATCTCTATCCATCTCGGCTTGACGAGCCTTAGCCGAATTCCACACGTCTATGCGTCCCGCCTGCATGAAAAGCAGTTGCAATTGGGCTTCAAACCGCTTCGCCTCATCGAGCGCCATCTCAATCTGTAGCGCCGCACCAAGGTTGGATTTACCGCCTGTACGCTTAGCCTGAAGCATCGCCTTGGTAGCGGTGCTCTTGGCATCGAAAAGCCGCGAGATGGATGGAGCCAAGCCTGCTAGATCACTTGCGACCTTACTAGCCTTCTTGACTACGCTGATTGCGCTCTGTAGTCCTTCTAACGCTGTTATCGGGTCTATTGGGATCATGACTAAATCCAAAAAATCTAAACTGCTTTTTAGTCAAAAACTAAAGCCCCAAAATCTTTTTAACCAACTCGCCAGCAACACCGGGGCCAAACAGGACGCACACGATCACCCCATACAAGAGGTACTCAATCTTCGTCATGCGCTTGTCCCCATCGCGCAGGGATCGGTCGATACTGTTGTACCGCTCTGTGCAGATAGCTTCATGTACAGCCAATTTTGTATCCACCGATTCCATAAAATTCCCTTGAAGAAGCCACCCGAAGGTGGCTCTTTTTTAGTTTGCTACTACATCAGTAACTTCAGGTTTTGCTTCTAACGCATCCTTCAGCATTCTGAAGAAGGCATCTCTGCCTACCTGCAACTGATCCACATTGAATCTTGCTGAGTCTAGTTTGCGATCCAAGTCAGC